CTGAAGATACTATCTTACACGTACATTGAGACTTACAAACATTTTTGTGCGAAAGTTTCTTTGGAGAAGAGTTTGATATGTTGCATGAATGGAGTGGTCGAGTTTAATTCTATTTGGGAAATTTGGAATACTACAGCTTCAATACCAATCAAATTCATTTATGCCGCAACCAGGATGGATCCAGTGACGACGATGATCGGTAGGCAGGAAACCCTGGCTAATCTACTAAAACAAACTGTTGAAAACGGCTTATATTTATTCACAGCCAGTTTATTGCAAGACTTCCATGCTAGAATTCATTACAGTCTGCTAGGGTGTCTTGTAATGAGAGACTACTTCGAGGAATATGCTAAAATATTGTTAAAGCTTAAGCATCCAGCATTAGGATACTTTTGTACTCAACCACCGTTGGCTGCTGGATTGTTGGGATTTGATTTTTCGCATTACATTCTACTAACTAGTTTTCGAGAGTCTCTTCTTTGCGAAAGAATCTTGCTAGGAAACTCAGATCCTGAAACTAATGAGTCTGGCACACCCACTGTTTCTGTTTATTTGACTTTTGGAGATTTAAGGAAATATGGTAAATTCAAAGACTCTATTAGAAAACTTGGGGTCCTCAGTGAAGACTGGAGAGATCATGGGAACAAATTCCCCTTATCTAATGTTAATCCTCCTGAAAATTTGGAGGATGCAAAATTCCAAATCTGCAAGAAAATAATGACTGGGTCCATCTCAGAGAGTTTCAGTTTTAAAAGCCCTGCTAGGATTTATGCGTCTGCCGTGTACATTTTGGTTACAAGATGTGTGACAACTAAAATGAGTTACCACGAGAATTTAAGTAAAAAACCCATGATGCCATTGTTGACATTGTGTCAACTTATATTGAATGAGCTACCTAGAGAATCAACAAAAGCAGATGAAGAGATACTGGAAGACAAACATCTTAATGCTTCAGAGTTGAAATCTTTAGAAGAAAAGGGTTACAGAAGCAATTTCAAAAGTCAATTGAAAGTTTTGAATAGAGACAGTCTAAGGAAGTTCTCCATCAAGAGTGAAAACACTTTGAATTACTTATTTAACTGTAGAGGATTTTATGACATGATCATAAGCAACCTGAATGAAATTTCACTGAACATTTATAAAAACTTCACCTGCATGACTAAAAAATTGGCAAACAAAATGGGTTCAATTGAGATCCCTTTGTCTGTCATTCCAACTGCAGTCAGTTTAGTTGAATGCGTGAGTTTCATCTGGTTTGGCAGAGGAAGGTACTCTCATTTTGCTATAAGGAATGCTTGGAGTGTTTATAAGACTATATTCGAGTGGCTAGATGAGGATCCTGAGACGTCCATGATTAATGGTAGATTTAGAGACATTGTGACAATGATGGATTACATTTCTAGGCAGACTGCTAGAAAGAAAAAAATTAAATTCATAGCACCTTTCAGTATAAAGAAGAGTCCTGTATTGATGTTAGAAACAATGGTTAATTTCCATTTTGTGCCATCAGCAACCATTGAACCAAAGAAGAGTGCCAAAGCACTATTAGGAGAATTAGAATTGCTGGATGCAAGATTGTCTAACATTCTGATGGCACCAGCTTTATTAATAAGAGAGAAAACAGTCTTGATTGAGAGATTACTCATGGGATCAAAAGATTTTTTGGAGGGCTCATCAATTGAAGGCAAAATGATGATTCTGAGCTTAATGAACCAACAAACTGCTGAACTAGCAATGATGATACATGCAATGAAATCCGGAACATTTAGTGAATCCATGAAAACATTAATGCTTTTGTTAAAGAATTTTGTCGTCTCTTTTTACATTGAAAGACAAGAGATGAAGAGAGAAGGAGAGATCATGAAATACGTTGGGCCTGGGTTAATTGAAATAAGACTTGACAATGAGAATTTCACAAAAGTGAAAGTCCTGGATGATAAAGTAGTTGAGATGGCTATATTAGAATCATCAGACTTATCTAGAGAAAAGGGCCTCGACATCATCATTAGAGAACTCAAAAGGATGGGATTCAAGACAGAGAAGGGCAAGCCTAGTTTCGGTTCAAAGTGGCTGATTTTTAAAACAGGGAAGATTGTGTCAGAGAGCGTGATGGAGGGATGCTCGGTGAAGATATTGAGCAAGGAAAGACTTAGTAGTTCGTACGATCAAATCGGTGAGCTGAAATTGTCTATAGATGATGAGTTAAACAAAAAAGCGATCAGACTAATAGAGAAAAAGACAAGTAGTACTATCTTTAGGCATGCCATAAATTATAAACTTGTCTCTAGCGTCAGAGGAAATATTTATTTAGATGTAGCCGAAATTTATGGAGACAAGACTAAAAAGACGGAAGAAGATCTAACAAAGGATCCTCTGAATCTAATTTTTGAGTCATGGTGCAACAATGAAGACATAGATGCCGCAGATTGGGATAGTGTGAGTGAAGTCTTAGAGAAGCTAGAAAATGTCACATCCGAAATCCCTGATTACATGATCATGGTAGAAAACGATAAGAGAACACCCAAAAGGAAAAGGAGGCCAGGAGCAGAAAGAGCAAATTGGAGGAATGTTTTTTTAGACGACGATGAAGAAAGAGAAGCTGCAGAAGAGGGAGATTTCTTAATGTTCGACAAGAAATTTCTGGACACTAACTTTTCTAAAGTCAGTATGAATGCCACTCTGACAGCAAAAGCCTGGAAAAAATCCACATTGAAACTCAAAAATGATGTAAAGTCTCTTATCTTTGAAAGATTGAATAGCGCAAGGAAAAACACCATAAATGTGAGTGACATTAAAACAAGCATAAGCAAAGGACAAGACAAGCTAATAGAACTAGCCGAATCAATTACTGAACTGAAATTGGAAGATGAGTTCAATTTGGAAGATATGGACTTTGGGATTACTGAAGATGAAATTAAAGAAATCCATGATACTAAGACCACTACTGATGAAAGCTCCTTAGATCCAGATTTAGATGAGAAAACTAAAATTGGAGTTGCAGAAGATTCAAAATTCGATGTGTTGATTAACCTGAGTAATTTAGATGATCCTCTAGAGGGTATGGACTTGATGGCGAGTAAAGAAGCAGA